CCTCAGTACGGAACAAAGTCACCAGACACTTGCTGGCGCATGGAAAAAGATGTGGTCTACTTTGGCCACGATGGGCGCTACCGCATCTTGGGTTATGAACCCAACCAACTCAACGTCATCCGAACCGCCGACATTTCAAATCGTATTCAGCCAGAACTTGATGTCCTCGACAAATCAAACTTGGACAACTTTTTTGGGGTATTTTTCGAGCAGAAATACATGGTGTGCAATGGCTCAAAAGCCTTCCCATATGATCGGCGCTACACTGGTTTCTTGGGCGAGTGGACGAACATGAACTTTTCTCGGTTTATTATCTGGGACAAGGGCAGTGGTAAAGAGCGATTGTTTGGTGCGCGAAAAACTGGCGGAGGCATTGATGAACTGCTAGTTGAAGGCACTTGGGATGACAACGGCGACACCGTTGACTGTTTCATTCGGTTCAAGCGTATTGACGGGGAGTTAGACTCTCTCAAATACTTCCACTACACCAAGTTCAAATTGAAGTTCCCACGTGGCCAAGTTACTTTCTTGACCTACCGTGACGGCGCAAACCTGCTGGATACCACCTCGCTTTCGTTTAGTGTGGGCGGTGGTATTGGTGAGTTTATGTTCGATGAAGCAATGTTTGATGAGGGTTTGGATATTGAAGAAGTCGAGGATGCAGTGCAATATGTAACTAAGGATCTGGAAGTTGAGGCGTATTCGTACTATCATCAATTAGTAGTTCAAGCGAACGAATACAATCACTGTCTTGTGCAGACCATGGCTGGTCGATATGAGGAAGAGGATGACGACTATCGCCGAGACGAAAGGGTAATCTAACTATGGCCAATACAACACCACATCTACTACCTCGAGGAGAGCGCTTATTGCAGGGAGCAATTGCTGACCTGCTCAGTGATAGTGCAACAGAAATTGAAGTCAACAACCCCCCCTCGGTGGACGAGTTGCCTACTTATTTTGAACTCGATCCAAGCTCTGACAATCCTGAAACCATCCGAGTCTTTGATGTCTCGAGTAACACCATCTACTTTGAGCGTGGTGTCTACAACTCTGGCGTAGGTCGAGAGCATCTTCCTAACACTCCATACAAACAAAAAATTACTTCCCAGCACTGGAAAAAAGTTGTTGATGCGGTCGAGCAAGGCTACATGCCAGAAGATCCATCACTCACTTTAGTGCGTGACAGCGCCACTCAGTTTACCGTTGAAGGCGTTGACCGAACCGATTATTACATTGACGGTCGGGTGCTTCGTTTCAACAGCTCTGACGCTAACACGGCAACCGTTGAGTCGTCCGTCCTCTCGACTGGAGACACGGTTGTGACACTGAAAACAGGGAGTGGCACAGTGCCTTCTCCGCTCAATAGCGTTGAGTTGTCGATCCAACCAAGAGGCTACACCCACCCACTTTCAAACGTCACAGAAATGAAGAACGCAATTGATGGGGAAAGTGCGACTGCGGTGGTAAGTGAAAACGGAATTGTCGATCACGTCAAAGCGTTCACCCCAGAATGGGTTGATCTCACTTCTGCTTCAAACGCCACCGAAATTGATTGGGCTGACGGCGTAAATCGAAAGTTTCGGTTTACAGAACTTGATGAGGACACCACTCTCACATTCACCAACCCCCTCGAAGGTCAAGTTATTATTCTTCGAGTTCCGCAAGACTCAACGGGTGGTTGGACAATCACCTGGCCAAGTGGCATTTCTTGGGCGGGGGGCGCAGCTCCAGATCAAGCTGAAACATTAAGTACCACCGACCTATATGGCTTTGTATGTACTGATGACACACCCGCTTCCGAGACGTTTGATGGAGTTGTAATAGCAACTGAGATGGCGACACCATAATATGCCTATAGAAATTGCATCACTACCAGGGATTTTACAATCGGGGTTGCTTGCTTATTACAAGTTTGACTCAGGCGCACTCACCACTGATAGTTCGGGAAATGGCAAAACACTTACTGCTGACAATTCTCCCGCTGATATTGCAATGGATTTTGGTAATGGTGGCGACTTAGGCACCGCCAATACAAACAAGCGCTTCCGCATTGCTGCTTCTACCCTGGGACTAAATCTCATAACAGACTGGTCGTTCGTTTATCGTTTTAAGATGCGAGCCGAAATTGCTTCTGGTGTTTGGGAAATAATGCATATTGATGACCCCACAGGGAAAGCTAAGTTGTATGTGCAATATCAATACAATAGTGGCACTCGAAAAATTGTGGTGAACCAGGACAGATGGGTAATTACTGGCATTTCTATTGTTAATCACACAGTTACTCTAGGAACCGCTAGTGAGCATACTCTTGCGTTTACTAAAAAAGGCGGAGTTATTCGTGTTTATTTAGATAACACCTGGGTTGGGACTGCTGCTTCGGGCGATCTCTCAACCATTGGTGACACCAATCCTGGGGATAATGTCTACCTTGGGAGTGACGCTTCGGCTAACTATTCTTCGATTGCTATTGATGAGGCTGCTTTCTGGAGTCGAGGACTGGAACGCTCAGAGGTTCATGCTTTACATGACGGTGTTGAGTCAGTTGCCACCGTGGTGGTAGATGCAGCAACTTATATTTCAGCCCAAGGAGCGACCACCAATTATCGACAATCTCACGCCTTTTTGACCGTAGGTGAATGGAATGGTGGAACTCAGCAAGATAGAGGTATCATTAAAATGCCAAACCTCGCTAGTTTGCTTCCAGCTGACGCAACAATTACTGCGGTCAACTTGAGAATATATGATGAAGCAGTCAACTACTCTTCTAACGATAGAACCATGCGTGTATATCGTATCAAGAGAACAGTAAACCCAGATCAGGTTACTTGGAATGTTTACTCATCTGGAAACTCTTGGTCTACAGCTGGCGCTGGAAACACTACTAACGACCGAGAAGCTACCGACATTGGCTCACTCTCGTTCCCAGCCACCGAAGTAAACCAGTATTACACTATCCCGCTTGATGCAACAAAAATCCAAGAGTTTTATTCTGGAGTCTTTACAGGCAATGCGCTGTTGCTACAGTTTGATACAGAAAACAACGACATGCACCAGTTTAGTGATGAGCTTGATACCAACCCACCATACTTACAAATCACATATAGCTTGCCAGGTGGAGGAGGCGGAGCCTTCTTGCTCAACTTCGTTTGATCTGGGTATACTAGAGCCATGCCAAAACAACCTGCCGTCAATGTAGCTCTCATCAACGAAAAGATCCAAAACATCAAGGACGATGTGAAAGACCTCGAAGATACAATCAAAAAAGAGTACACACCGCTTTCAACTACCAACGCTATTGACACTCGAGTAAAGAAGTTTGAGTCCTTCTGGGATTGGGGCATTAAGATTGTACTTGGTGCGCTAATTGTTGCTATACTGGCAATAATCGGATTGAAATAATATGCGAAAAAATACGTTACTTGAAACAGTCACAGCCATAGTCTTTCTCATTTTTATTGGGGTGATCTTGTATTACTCGTTTTACCCATTCAAAGTTACCACGCTCAACTCTATCGGCATTGATGGGGCAGAGTATTGTCGTGGGGATTGGGTTGAAGTTGAAATTGATTTTCAAAAACACATGGATATACAGGGCGATATTACATGGTACATAGTTGATGGTATCGTGTATGAACTTGATGCCCCAGGCATTACTCGCCCAGGGGGCGACAATCACATCGTTACACTACGCCAAGTTCCCTACTCAATTCTCCCTGGTAGATACAATCTCCGAGTGGAGGCCGCCTACGATGTTCACCCGTTTCATAAAACCATCGTCAATACTTGGAACACCCCAACGTTCACCGTACTTGAAGCAGATCAGTGTCCACCCATCCCAGCAAATCCAGACAAAACTCCACCTGAATTACCACAACAACCAAGACCAGTTCAAAACTCTTCGGTAGAAAGCCCCGCACCAGTGGCAGGAGCTTCGGCACAACAGTCGCCAGTCGTCAATCAACCAGAACAAAATCAGTCAGCGGTAGTGGTAACTGAGCAACAAGAACCACAAGTGGTGGTACAAGAACATCCACCCACACCAGTCAAAGACTTGCTTAAAAAAGTATTGAAGCCAGTTGGAGGACTTTTATGACAATCATTCAAAACCTCGTTACCCAAGCACAGTGGCCACTAAAGTGTCCACACCCCATGACTCCAATCGGGATCTGTGTGCATAACACCGCCAACGATGCGAGTGCAAAAAACGAAAGCAACTACATCGTCAACAACCCCGCCTCAAAAGATACCTCATACCACTTTGCTGTGGATGACAAAGAAGCCTATCAAAACTTACCACTTGATCGAAATGGTTGGCATGCTGGGGACGGTCAGACGGGGGCTGGTAATCGAAAACACATCGGCATTGAAATATGCTACTCTAAAAGTGGTGGAGAAAAGTTTACGAAGGCAGAACAAAATGCTGCACAACTGATCGCCCAGCTTCTAAAGACACGAAATTGGGGCGTTGAGAAGGTCAAAAAACACCAAGACTTCTCGGGTAAATACTGTCCTCACCGCACTCTTGATCTGGGGTGGGATCGCTTTATCAATATGGTCAAGAAAGAATTGGAGGGCGGTATGCCAGGAGATGACTACGGCACAATTGTTGGAAAATCCACGCAGCGTGATGAGGTGGTGAGTCACTACAAGTTTGAGATTGGCACTGCGGTACCAAACGAACTGCTTGTAAAAGTTCAGGCACTTGTAACTCAGGCTGAGAAGAAGGGATATGACCGAGGCTATGAAGCTGGCAAGAAAGACGGCGCTGGGACAACCCCAACACCAGCTCCAACTACCCCATTCCCAGAAGAAGATTTTGAGGTAAATGGTGGTCAGACGAAAGAAGTAATCAACGGCGTTGAAGTTACAAAAAACTTTACAAGGAAAGGATAATATGGAAAGCACATTTATTGTTGGAGCCGTGATCGGCTTCACCCAACTGGTAAAGTCTGCGTTTGATAGAGACTATCGAACCTGCGTGATTATCGTTGGAGCTGCAATTATCGGAGCTTTGGCTGGTTATTTTGCCATTGACGGCGTGACCATTCCTATGGGTATTGTCTACGGGCTTACCGCTTCGGGGGTTGTAACCTTGGCTCAGGCCGCAGGTGGCCAACGTATCAGTAAAGTAGATTAGCACTCATTGTCCAATACTGCTATCTTGGCTCAGTTGCTAAAAACAACTAAGCATCAATAAAAATGGAGGTTTATGTCACGTCTCGAACACGCGGTTGATGGTATAAAAACCCAACAAGATCACCGTAGAACGTGGCAGGAAGGCGATAGTGCGGAGAAAATCGCCAACTACATTCTTGAAGAAACTGCGGAATTAGTTGAAGCCATTCAAGTTTCCTTTTTGACGGGCGATGTGTTCAGTGTGGCGAGTGAGATTGCCGACATTTTGTTCCTTGCGCATCGACTCTGCCAAGAGTTAGGCTTCGATCCTGCCGACCTCATCGAAATGAAAACGATCCGCAACTCCATGAAGTACAACGATGCCGTCCTCAACAACGGGTATTCACCTATTGAAGCGGCGCTGGTGGCAAAGAAAATGTGGGGTGCTATGGGCGGGGACGTGGCCTTCTCACACGCTTACCTAGAGTGTATAGTGGTTGATAGCCATGACGAATAAAACCTTTTTCATTCCTGGGAATGTCCCAAGTTCAAAGAACGGCAAGCAGTGGACTGGCCGATATTTTGTGTACAGCAAAGCCACCAAGAGGTACCAAAAAGAGTCTCGGGACTGGTACTTGGTATATAGAGACGAGTTCAAAGAAATCATCAAAGATCTTCCCAAACCACTCGTTATTGAGTTTGAGTTTGTGCGTGACTCGCACCGAAAGTTTGACTATGTGAACCCGCTCCAAACGGTGCAGGACTTTATGGTTGAGGCTGGGTGGATGGAAGATGACAATGCAGACGAACTGATCCCCAGGTTCCTGCCCTACCGATACGATAAAGAGAAACCTGGGGTGTATATTTCAGTTGTTACTTCGTAGCTTTTTTCTTTTTCTCTTTGTGAGCAACATCGTCTTTGTGCATTTTCTCAACTATGTCAAGAAAACCTTTTGTGAAATCGATGCTTCGACCATACGCCTGAAGAACTTCATCGAGCAAGTTTCCCTGCTTGTAGAGCATCCACCCAAAGATAGCAGCCCCCGCGTTGAAGCCTAGTAAAATGCCACTCCAAGTGTTCTGGTCAGTCCAACCACCGTCAACCGTTATGTCACCGAGTTCTAGGGCTACCAGAGAGACTTGCAACACAATCAGCAAGATGCGTAAATCAATTTTCATTTTATTCCTTTCTCGTTGTCCAGATTAAAAACTGCCCAGCTCACGATAGTCCCGACAATAATCGAGAGGGTGAATATCCCTAAAATCTCAATCAGTCCTTTGAACCCAACGGTTCCAACTATCACAGTGACAAAGGCAGTAGCCACCACTCCGAGTAATATCATGGCCAGGTGTTTGTATTTCATGGCAACCTTTCGTTTTAGTACAGGCGTGTCCGCACTTTATTATTATGATTATAAATATCCTCGAGTACACGCAGATAATCTCGAGTGCTTTCGTAGGCTGGGATCTGTTTTGTGTAGGACTCCAGCTTCTCTGCCATTCTTGACCAGTCAACATCGGGGTTGCGCAGACAGGTTCGCATTGCTCTGACAAACCCCCTGCTTCGGCGCACCTGTTGATTAGTGTGTTCGTGGAACATGTGGATTTTACCCACCACTTCATAGGCTTCGTCCATCGAGGTGACTTCAAAACCACCCGTCTTGAACTGAGCCATGTGTCCACCTCCCCAATTTTCTTTTGAGAGTAGCCACACTGATATGCTCACTGGCAGATCGTGGTTCTCATAGAAACTTTTGAGGGTGATGTAATGCTCGTTGCCCTGTGAAGCGTAGGACTCCGCATAATCTTTGAGTCCCCACTGTCGCTGGTGAGCGTTGAGTTGCTGAACGACCTTGATCGTTGCACCCTGCACCGTGACGTAGGCGACCTCTACACCCAAACTTTCGGCTGCTAAGAGTCGATGCTGACCATCAATCACCTCCATCTTTTCATTGACCAAAATGGGGTTGTAGGGGAGTAGGTTTTGCTGCGCAATACTGGCAGCTAATTGTTTGACGTGGTTATCACTCACCTGACGGTTGCCCGTTATGGTTTTGAAAACCCGATAGTCCTTGGTACTGTTTATTTTCATGGCTTTTTTCTTTCTGTTTTTTTTACTTTCTAATTAGTTGAATACTTGCGAGTGGAAGTGCAGCAAAGATACACACACCAGCTATTACCAAGGCGGTTTCACTGAAACCAAAATTGATCGAGTGATTGCTCACCTCTTCAATGGTAATAAGCAGGAATGGAACCCAGATGCCGAGCATCAATATGGCTGCGATGATTTTGTTTTTCATAGCTTGTTCTCCTTTCTGTGGAGCATTATACCCCCCACTAATACGTTTTGCAATAGGGGTGGGTTTATCCAGCCAGCTACACCCACGACTGTGGTTAGAACCAGTTCCTACATTACACTCGGGGCATCTGCCCTTGCGACTCCATCGTTTCATTTTCGATACCTCCTCAGCGCTGGTGGGGTGCAGGGAACCAGCTGTTCTACTAACTCCATGTCGTTGAGCTTCTTGCCGTTTGAGCGAACCATTTCTGGTGTCCACTCCACACTGGCATGATAGATCGCCCAATCGTGGACTTGGCCACGGGTTGCGACCCAACGAAACTCTTCACCAGTTTCAGTTTCATAAATACCTTTGGCAAAAATGCCAGGCTTCATTCTTCTAAGATTGGTTATTGTCAGACGATTTTGCATCTTGTTCCTCCTTCTCTTGCGCGGTGCGCAGCATAGTTAGTAATTCTGCAACTGCCTTGGTGCGAATAAGGAAGGCAGTCTCAATGATGATCGACTGTAATTCTGATACGGTCAGCTCATTGATAAGCTCGAGTGCTTTGATAAACCCTGGATTTGGGGCTGTCCCAAGTGGGCTAGTAGGTAATGACTTTTTTTTCACGTTCAACTCCTCTCTTGACTTTATGTTCGTATAAAGTTCGGTTGTGCCAAGTGCCACCCGAACTCACTAATTCCCAACCCGTTGTTCTACGTTCGAGTTTGATTGTCTCAATCTCGCCGATAGTTTTTACAGTGCTGGTGACATCAATAACTTTGCAAGTTTTCTTTCCTGGTGCAAGGCGAACCCCGCGTCCAAGCATCTGGTAATACAACCCAATGCTTCGGGTCGGTCGTGCCAATACAATGCAGTCTAATTCGGGGTGATCGAAACCCGTAGTCAGCACACCCATATTGAACACCATCTTGATCTGTCCTGTGCGGAAGTCTGAAATGATGCGCTCCCGCTCTTTCTTTGGGGTTGTGCCAGTTACCACGGCTGAGTTTGGGGTTGCTTCGGCTAACACTTCGGCTTGCATCACAGACGAACAAAACACCAAGATCGAAGTGCCGATCTCTTGTGCGTGGGCGAGCGCTTCTTCCAACCCCCCGTTCTCAGCGAGGATCGCTTCGTAGGCCACCAAGTCAAAGTCAGACTTTGATTTATTGGTCGGGAGTTGGTCGTGGTTAATTTTGCTCATGTCGATGTATTCAAGTGGAGTAAGGTAGCCTTGCTCAACCAAGTCCCCATTGTTGACGTTGTAGACGATGCGACTCCAAAAGCGTTCTTTCAAACGGTTGATGAGCTTGGTGGTAGTGATAGCCCTCCAGCCCCACGGAGCTGGCACATAATTGTTTGCCATGCGGTAAGGCGTGGCTGTGAGTCCAATTACCTTTGGGTTTCCTATGCCCTTCAAAAATGAGGTAAACATACCCTGTAAGTTCTTCGGGTTTACTAGGTGGCACTCGTCAATGATGACTGTGTTGAAGTGGGTGAACTTTTCGGGTTTCTTATAGATACTTTGGATGGTAGCAAATGTGTAGTGGCCAACAGTCTTTTCTCCCATTGAAGCCGAATAAATCCCGACTTCCCACGGATCAACAAACCGTGTGAGCTTGGCATGGTTTTGTTCCAAAATCTCTTTGGAGGGTTGGAGAATGAGAAGTGGCTCGTCCAAACGATTGGCCAGTTCTGCAATAACAATCGACTTCCCAGCTCCCGTTGGCAGCACACAGATGTCATTGCCAGCCAATGTCTTTGACCAAGTGAGTCGGCTGATAGCTTCTTCTTGATAGGGGCGTAGTTCAAAGGGTGTCATATTAGTTCACAATGAGAAATGTCACGAACATTCCCCACCCTACATAATTTGTGTGGCCGTGGTACGCAGCGATGGCTACTCCAATCCACATGCCGATAAGTCCAATGAGTTTGAGTTGGTTACTCTCGCTGAGCTTCATTACTCCCCCTCCACCTCGGACTCTCCAGCTTCGAGTGAACGGAAGTGACCTTGGATTTTTTCAATGATAAGTGGTTGCACAATTTGAAAGAGCGCAGCTCCAATGCCAGGGATGGCGATAGGAACTTCGATTTTTGTTTTGTCATTCCACCCGTTTGAAGAGTAGGAAAATGATGTGACCTCTTGGCCAGTCTCACTGACAAGGTTGCCAGAAATAGAGAGTTGCCATTCGCCGTTCTCCAGCCCAATACTGACGCTGGTAATGTCGGCTCGGGTGATCCGAATATCGACCTCGTTAATTTTTTGTGACATCGCTGTCTCCTTTCATGGCTTGCTCTTGTACTATTTTTTGAGCCATCATTAAAATGACCTGATCCATGCCAGGTAGTGTTTCAACCATATGTTCGAGCAAGTGGAAGAACGCGTGGTTGTCTGAGTCAATTTCAAACTCAGTAATCTTGCATCCGCAGTACCCGTCCTCACGAACGTGGTGTTCCCACCTGGCAATAAATGTGGCATGTTGGGGTTGATTGTTTGTCATAATTTATTCGCAGCTTTGCAGCGCCTCCTTACTCCAGATAATTTTTATTCCACAGTTAGGACAAAACTTATAGTCCTCTGCAATGTTCTCTTCTCCACATCGAGGACACTCAAACCAGAAGCAGTACATTTCTTCCTGTCCAGAGTTGTGTCGAGCTTTGATAATTTTGAAGGAGGGTTTATTAGTTTTTTGCATAAGCTGATTATACCCCCGTGTAATAGTTTTGTGCAAGTAGTAGTTTCATAAACAGAGCGCCTCGATAACGTCCTTGATAAACGGATCGTCCTCTGCTTGCTTTTTAGTTTCCAACACATCGGCAATTTCACCCATCGCTCGCCACACCTTCTTTTGGTCGGGATCATTTCGGTCTGCTCTAAATATCCACTCCAGCATGCGAGCCTTCTTAGCTTCCAATTCGGAGATCGAAAGCTCATACCAGTTGCGTGTCATTCCTGGTGATTGAGGCTCTGGTTTTGGTGGGTCTGGACGCTTCTGAGCGTTAGTTCTATATGCGTCCCACGGATGCTGGCTCATGCCATGTCTCCAAATAAATCTTTGGCCATGTCGGTAGTATCAAGGATGCCAGCGCCGTTCTCTTGGAACTCAATCACCACGCGCCCCTGCTTCCCCGCCTTGGTTTTTCTAATCAAAATACTTCCCATGTTGGTGTAGATCTCAGAACCCGAGTCGTCCTTCTCATGCTCACGCACCACCAGTAGCACGTCAGTGGCATCTTGTTTGAACGCACCCGATCCTGCGATGTCATCTTCGTGGAGCTGGGCTTTTCTACTCTGACGCTTACGAATGTGAGCCACAACTACAATGGCGCTTTGTTTTGACTTGGCCAGTCCTGCGAGTTTTTTCATAGCATCCGCTTGCAAATCCAAGGTTTTACCAGCTTCCGTAGTGAAGTAGCCAATGTGGTCAACCACAATCAGGTCGTATCTGGGGAGTGCGTTCACCACTGCGATCAAGTCACTAAGTTTTCTAATCTGGTCTTTGCTGTATACCGAAATGTTTCCGTCAGCTTGGAGAATATCTTCTGTCTCCAACTCGGCAAATGTCTTGCCAGTCCTGATGCTAGCCAGATAGTCAACGATAGTGTTCTCTGGTTCGAGTGCAAAGTACAATACTTTTTTTCCCTGCTGTGAGACGCGGTGCGCAAAGTTCAAACACATGGTTGTTTTTCCCACGTTGGTATCGCCTGAGAAAGCAATAAGGTGGCCAGGGATGAAGCCCTTGATATGCTCATCAAGTTTTGAGTAGCCAGTGCTGGGTGCTATCTTTTCGAGCTTGCGCTCCTCCACACGTTTCATGGCCACTTCGCCCAAGCTCATTGGTTGCACCACCCCGTCACTTGGAGTGATACCGTTCCTGCGAGCGATCATCTCGGAGCGCTTGACACTATCGAATGTAGCTTTGAGTTCGTGTTCGGGAAGTGGGGGGTCGCACTTCTCAATGTTCCATTGCCTGAGACTTCCCCAAGCTGCCATGTCCCACAACTCAATGTCGATTTTGCGAAGTAGAGAACCAGCAACCCGCGCTGCGGTATCGTTGCGTCCACCCTCCGACACTTTGGGGTAGGGGTTGTCTTGGCTGGGATCGAAGTCAAGGGGGGTGTGTTCTTTCTTTTTGAGCATTTCTGCCACGTTGGCTGGCAACTCACTCAAATACATTGGCGCAGTTCGGCGCTCAAACTCGTAGCTCTTTTCACCATAGGCGCTGGGTGGAAGTACCACATACCCACCATCACCACGGAAGTCTATTGGCATCCCGTCTACACGCACCGTATTTCTCAGTCCCTCAGTCCAACGATAGAAGTAATGACGACCCCCGCTAAACGCCGATTTCACCACAATTGGTGAGCTGAGACTCACTGGATCTTTCTCATCGTCCACGTCTATCACAACCACGTTTGAGATTTCACCAGTCACTAGGCCAATACCCATCGGGCGCATCTTGATCCACTCATCAACTTCTGCCTCAGTCGCCAGTCTGGACTGGTAGGGTTTCCAAGCAACCATTGGTTTCTTCTCAATTTTGCCAGAGGCGTTTCGCTGAAAGGTGACGGGGAATACTGACCACCCCAGACCGATGTACTCACGGAAAGTTTCTTTGGTAATCATTGGTTGCCCTCCTTCAACGCATCACGGAACCGCAACACTTGGGGATCGTCAGTCTCAAAATTAAGAAGCTGACCAATTACATCGAGGTCAGCTCCCTTTGAGTCCGTTCGTTTGAAGAGAAGATGTGGTGTGAGTTTGTCGCCCCAATACGGGTGCTTCTGGTGTGAGCCAATGGCGACTTTGATTTCCTTCTCAGAGTACACACTCGTCCAGTAATCAAACGTCTCGCCACTCACAGCTTGTGATCGAAACTTTTTGCTGTAGCGTTTGTTCCACCATTCCAACAAAGACTCTTTCGTGAACCCATTTACTATAGGACGTTCCTGTGTATGTGTATTTTTTATTTTATTCTTGTTATTTATATGCCCCATCTGTGGGGAGGGGGTATCCCCCGCTGTGGGGAGGGGGGACGTAGATGAGGCTCGGATAATTCTCTCAGTTTTCCAGCGCCCACGCTCGTCCTGAGACTTCTTCGCTTCAACCTGAATGACTCCGAGTCGGGCAAGTTTGGACACAATGCGTGAAATACTTTTGGCAATGACTCCCACCTGCTCCGCAATGTGTTCATTCGTTGCGTGGCAGAAGCCATTCTTTTTTGTGAGGCCAAGGATAACGCCAGCCACATACTTGTCAGTGATCGTCAGATCTTTGCGTGAAGCAACTTCAATTGGTATGTGGACATACATCATGGCCGTTTCCTTTCAAAACGAAAAAACCGTCTTTCGGCTGGCAAGGCTCTAGTAAAAGAGACTTTTGGCAAAGTGTTACCTTGCCATGCGAAAAACGGTTTGTTGAGTTTCGCTCTTGTTTACTAAGATAGACCCCACACTTTGCCAAATGGGGACGGAGTTTATGCTCTCCGACTTGCGTAGTCTTGACCCTTGTTGGGGGACGGCTTCTTACGGCTTTCACACAATAGCACGGGGGGTGTAATGTTGTAAAGTAGAAGAACTCTACTCGAGGTAGAGCAAGCTGCACCTCCTGAAAATTACCACAATGGCTAGTAGTGAAGCGCAGCTTGCTAGACAGCGGTAGTATATACGCTTGACTTTCATTTTGGAAGTTGCTATTCTTGTTGCACCCCGTTATAATAACGAAGTATTAAAAACTAATTAAAGGAGGCTATCATGGTAAATGATGCTTGGGTTCCAGAGGACTATTCCGTACCATCGGGAGGTTCACCATTTATGAGGTTCGAGGATGGGGACAATGTTGTTCGCATCATGTCGAAGCCAACCTTCGGTTGGGAGTTGTGGATTGAAAACAAACCACTGCGCCGAAAAGATAAAGCTGAGTTCACTAAAGAGGAACTAGCCAAGGCAGACATCAACTCTTTCTCTGGTGAGCGCTCACGTCCTCAACACTTCTGGGCGTTGCCTGTATGGAACTACGCTGCAAAGCAAGTTCAGTTGTTACAGGTCAATCAAAGCTCGGTGCAGTCACAATTACTTGGACTCGTTCGCAACCCAAAATGGGGCGCGCTGGACAAGTATGACGTGAACATCGTCAAAGGTAAGCAAGGTCAACAGGTCAAGTACACAGTACAACCTGAACCACCAACACCTCTTGATAAAGACATCAAGGAAGTTTGGGATAACGTCACTCTGAACATGGAGGAATACTTCACTGGCGGTCGTCCACTAGAGCTCAACACTCCAACTGAGTCAGCTGAAAGTGTTATCAACGATTAGTAAAAACATGAGGCTCTCGTATGACGAGGTAAGGGAAGCTAGACGCTCTAGCCATCCTCATTTTGAAAGGAAGCTATGGCAAGTTACGCACAAGAAGAACAAATGGAAGCCCGTGGTGAGATGGCCAAAGAAGATCGTCTCGCTCGCAGGTATCCACACAACGCATCAAACACAATTGAAAAAGATGCACCGCTCAAACGAGCGCTCAAAAACCAAGAGCAACTACTCATCGACCTTGGTGCTGAGCTAGACACCTTGCAACAAAGATTGCTGCCAATCACTGTGGACGTACCAGAGGCAGATATGAAAGACACTATTGATCCAACTCCACACATCGGTGACTCACAAATTGTTCGGGGAGTGGTTGATCTCAACCGCACCATCGAGGAGTACATTAAAAAAGTAATCAAGCTGAGAGGCCGATTAGAAATCTAAAGGAGTACATTATGGCAAGCGACAATCTAGTATATTCAGATCAAGTTCTCAACGAACTTATCACCAGTGGCGAGGACGAGTCTAAGCTCATCTTCGACAACCCCAACTCGGAGTTGTCGCTTGCCTACTTCCTGCTTCTGCGCAAGGCGTTCAACGATGCCTATGACAGAATAAAGCAGCAAGTCACCGAAGCTGGCACATCACAAATCGGTGAACACTTTCGGGGGTTAGCTGGTGGATACGTCCGAGGCTCATACTCTGAACGTGGCGGATCAAAGTACACAGTTGATGCAGGTTTGGAAATGGAAGTGGGGGCTGAACTCTCAGAGTTAGTGGCCACCTTCATGGTAGACAAGCATCCAGAGATTGACCCAGACTTTATTGAGGTCGGGATCAGTTTTAAGGTCAACACAAAAAATGTTGACGCGCACATTAAAAAAGAAAGAGAGCTACCAATGTTCATTCAGAACGCTGAGCGCAGCAAGTCACTCTCACTGACGGTACTCAAAAGTGCCAAGGAAGAGTTGCAAGCCAATGCCGATGCGTTGCTTGGGGTAGCCCCATCCGTACTCGTAATTAGCGAGGACTCGGAACATACAGGACAGGAGGTTCAAGGTGAATAATCCACTATCCCCAACAACACCAATGGCGGAGTACCGCATGGTTGAGTCAGCTGATACCGAGACAATCAACGCCACGCGCAATCTGATCCAGCGCAAGGGTCGGGACTTGGCTAAGCTCAAAGAGAAAAAGAAACTACTCAAAGAAAAAGAGCAGAGTCTACTCGACAACAACCAGGAGTTCCAAGAGGCCGAGGAGGCTGCACAGGAGTACGTTGATAAAGTGAAGCTCATCAAAAAACAAATCAAAGACTCACCCGAAGCTGCTCGCATCCGCATCTTGAAAAAAGAAGTGGCCGATGAAGAAAAAGAGTTGGACTCTGATCTTTCAAATCACCTCGTCAACTACCGCTCAATGACTGGTAGCAACGTGTTTGACACAGACGATGGCCGAGAGATCCCATTCAAAACCAATGGCAAGTTCTCATCCAAAGCACTGACTCAGTTCTTGGAGGAAGGTGACGATGAGTAAATACAGAAAAAAACCAGTTGTTATTGAAGCGTTCAAATGGATGGGCGATCATACCAGTATGGAAAATCCCCCAGCCTGGTTGCTTACTGCAATCAAAGACGGAACGATTATGTTTACCCAACTACACGATGTGTTCGGCGACCAAATGCTCATCGAAACTTTGGAAGGCACACACCGAGCCAGCCCTGGCGACTTCATCATTCAAGGCGTGAAGGGTGAGCTATACCCCTGTAAGCCAGATATTTTTGAAGCCACCTACGAACTGGTGGAGGAGGACAACCATGCAAAATAACATCCACATGCGCCTCAGCTACACAGCGTTCAACCTCTGGAAACGAGGTAACATCCCAGGACTGGTGGACTACATGCGGGGGGTGGAGTTCATACCAACCGAGCAAATGCTTGAAGGCATGAAGTTTGATGACGAGGCGTGTAAGTCTGCGCTCGACACCAAGCAGCTTCCCGATTGTTTCGGAGGCTTCAAGCTCAAAGCGCCACGCGCCCAGCTCTATCTAAGTGCCACGCTGGTTACTCCAAAGGGTAGAACCTTTGACTTTGTTGGTAAGCCAGACGTGGTAGACATCGCAGACAAGGCGCTCTACGAACTCAAAACAGGCGTGATGAGTAGTCTTTCCTACGCACAGACTTTGCAGGTTCCAACCCAGGTCATGCTGCTTTTGAAGGCCAAGAACATCAAGATCGAAAGAGCATACGTGTGTCGGCACGATCAGTATTTCAACACCACCGATGTCTCTCAAATCCTGTTGAGTGATAGACTAATTAGCAATACCGAGGCAGAAGTGCTAGAGATAGCCGACAGCATCTACGACTTCCTCTCGGAAACAATTACAGAAAGTACACCAAGATGGAAAATAAACTAACACAAGACCAGGTGGTCGAACGGTCAGGCAGTTGGTTTACCAGCGCAGAGATCTGTGAGATCTATGGAGTCAGCGAACAGACACTTAAAAACTGGAGACGGGGGTCATACTTCCGTGGCACAAAGAAGATCTTGTTCCTCGAGGACGGGACGTTCCTCAACCACCTTCCACCCGATCCAGGTAAGAGCATCCTCTACCAGATCAGAGATGTGAACAAGTGGCTTCGTAAGATAGGTCGGGAAGAAACAATTCCTGATTATCTCTCCAACCTTTGACACCGAAAAAAACACACTGGCTCAGCCCCACCATAAGCTATGCGAGTGTGTTCTTTTTGTTGTTACAGGAGATCAGAAAGCAGAGAGCAGATGCGGTAGTATCGCTTGTCAATATCACCAAAGTATTTTTGAAACACCTTGTATAAACTACCCTCTTCCTTGATAAGTATTTTGAAAAGCTCAGCCATATTTTGTTTGGCTAAGTGCATGTCGTCACGATGATTTTGGTTTTCTATTTTGAGGTTCTTGATCTGAGCTTGGTTGCCACGCACCCGCGAGAGCTTTTCTTCGTAAGCCTCGAACAAAAAAACGATAGGTGGTTTCTGTGGATTTTCCATTAGTAAGATAGTAGCACTTGCTGACAGGTCTTGCCAATCACAGAAAAAGTATTGTATTCTTCCACTATGGCAAATCTCTTTGATGCAATCGGCGCAGCTTCTAATCGTGTCCTCGGTGGACTTGGACGTACCATTGACGTGGTAGGTAACGCAGCTGGTAACTATCTTCCTGAAATGAACTGGTCTGAAAACCTCGAGTATCAAGGTTCCAAATCTCTCACTCCTGAACAGCGTGTGACTGAGCGTGTTGAGCAGGGCAAACCAATCGCAGGACAAGATACTCAGATTGGACGCGACCTCGGACTCAACTTTACTTACGACACTGGCGCTGGTATCTCTGGTGACAAGCCAGCCTACAATATCCAAGAACAACAGTCAGCGCTTGGTAAAGCACCAAGCTCTCAGTTCACCAGCGGTGAACTTCAATCACTCGGACTCTCAACAGATTTATACAACGGTCAAGAAATCACAATCAGTGGTCAGAAGTATCGTGTCAAAGATAATGGCAACGGTACTCGATCCTTTGAACCAATCACTCCTTCACAAAAAACAAATCTTTCAGGCCAAGACAAAGCCAACGCACTCTCTGGTGCTGGGTCTGACATCCTGCGCAACCTTGACCAAGGTAACATCAATGATCTACTCAACAAACAGTTTGACAACATGAATGATTTTGCCAAAGAGATTGAGCGTGTGGCACGTGAGAACGCTGAGCGTGAGTACGGCACAATCCTTCAAGCACTCGGACGACAGAGGGGTGAGGTAACAACTCTGGCTGGTGAGCAAAAAGAAAATATCTCGAAGCAGGGTGAAATGGCTGAGGAAGATCTCAGCATCCGATCCGACAAAGAACAAAAAGAAATTGACAAACAGCGCTCTGGTTTTGTGGAAGGTGTTGAAGAAACCAAAGATCAACTCGCCCGCAACTGGCGTGATATGAGTTTGCAAGTGCAACGTATCATGCGTGGCCGTGGTATCTCCGACTCCACCTTTGCTTCCAGTGAAGAGTTGAAAGTGCTACGAGACTTCAACCAAGGTCTGCGACAACTGGCTGTCAAAAAGTCTGGCGCACTCAAAGACTTCGCTGATGCTATCACTGAAACCAACAGCTTCTACGAAAGAAAGAAGGTTGAACTGGCTGAGGAAGTTCGAGTCAACTTACAGAAGGTTGACCAGTGGGTGCGACAGCGAACCATCGACATTCAAAACCAAGAGGGTATGGCCTTGTCCAACAAGCTCTCTCAAATCAATGACGCTAACCTGAGAGCTGAGGGCTTGCGCACTAACATCAAAAACGAAATCCTACAGAAACAAATGGACTACGACATGTGGATCAAGCAGACCGAAGTCAACTACAAGATGGCTGTGGCCACTGCTGCTAAAGGCAAGGTGCAAACTGCCAACGATCAAATCAAAGAGGCAGCTGCGCTATCCAAAAACATGTTCACTCTCTTGCAAAACGGTCAGGCACACTACACCCAAATGGAGAATGGCCAGTGGGCTATTCAAGACTCCATGACTGGTGCTGCAATTCCAACCACTCAGGCTGCCAAAGATCGGTTTGAAGAAGAGCAAGACCTCCAACAGCAAATCCTCCAACAACGAGCAACTGGCAACGATGCCTTCTCTCAATTGTTTGGTGGGGGTGCGGTACTCGGTGGCGCTCAAACTCAGGAAGAGGAAGAGCGAACTGGCATGTTTGGTGGCATCATGCAGGGTCTTGGACTCTAGCTTTCACTCTCCCGACTTTGTGTTTATACTGAGATCATGGCATTACTAAACGCTATTAGCTTCGGCACTAAGAAAAAGAAAGACGAGGAAGAGTTACTTGCACCTGCTCCTACAGCTGGCGCTTCTGCTCAACTCGCTTCCCCCGCACCACAAGGCGGTGGCTTCTTTTCCAAAGCAAAGACTGGTATCAAAAACTTCTTTGCCCCATCACCAGACGGGGTTCGTGTTCGTGATGTAGTGCGTGAGTTGCCAGGTGCCACTGCACAAACCGCCAAAGGCATTGGAAACTTTGCCGTCAATGTGGGGCGTGGATGGATCACTAGACCCACAGCTCAGGCCATACTCTCAGTCGCCGATGCCTCGGGCATTACACCTATCGCTGGTGAGAACAAAGGTGTGCGGATGACTACCATCCCAGCACCACAAGATCCAGCTGGCAAACTCCTCTTCGGCGATCAAGACCTCAAGTCCTATCAACAGCAAACCCGTGACGCGCAACAGTTCCTCGAGCAAGACCTCGGACTCTCTAAAGAAACAGCGATGCCTCTGGGTCTGGCAGCTGGAGTCGTCAATGCTGGGTTGGATCTCCCAGGTGGAGGTGCTGTCAAATCAACTGGTAAGGAAGCACTCGAACAAGTCGTCAAGAAAACAGGAAAAGAAAACGCTGAGCAAGTGGCTAAGACTGCTATCAAAAGCGCAGAAGATCTTGCCCCCTACCTCAAGTCACTACTCCCTAAGTTCAAAGGCAAGCTCGATGATGCACTCGAAGAAGCCAGTAAGGCGCTCGACATCCCCGAGTCAGTGGTCAGCCAGATCAAGTCTGGCAAGGTGATCGAGGGTGACAACTTTGTGTTCCAGTTCCGTAAAGATACGGGCGACTTCATCGCCAACTTCGAGAGCAAACTCAAAGCCATACCTCTTCCAAAGATCAAGCAGAAGGTAGTCGAAACTGCTAAGCAAACACTCGATGAGACTGCCAAGCCGTTAGTTGAAACAGCAACCAAAGCCAAAGACACCGTTGCCGAAGTGGTTGATGAAGCCACTGATTTTGCCAAAGACATTACGGATCGCAAGAAGTTCTCTGCGCTCACTGATGATGCAGCTGAGGTACTCGATGACATTGCCAATGATGAGACATTCAAGAAGCTGGTCGAGCGAACCAAAGGCGCACCAGTCACAGCTGATGAGGTTAGGCAAGCAGCACTCAACATTCAAGACACACTTGGTAAAGCTACCTCTCGAGCAAATACCGTGGAAGAAATTGCCAAGTCAACCAACTCATTCGATGAAGCTGATCGGTTGATGAACGAGGGTGGAGATCCCGCTGACATTGCTAAGTTCCTCAATGAAGGACTCAGCTTTCTCACGGACGCTGCTCGCAAACTCCAGTCTGGTAACACCACAAGCCGACCCGACTCTATCGTTGGCGACCCACTCATCAAAGAGATCTACCAAAAGACTGGCAACATCACGGCTGAGATCGTTGAGAAGTACAAAGCTATCGACAAAACAAATCCCCAAGCGGTGCGTGACTTTTACTACACCTACGCCAAACCATCACTGGTTGAAGTGCTTGACGAGTATCGCTACATCAACATCCTCTCGAGTCCAAAGACTCAGCTAAGAAACATCAACGCCAACTTGATCGACTCGGTTATCACTGAGCCTGGCACCAAGCTGATGCGTGGGTTTGTTGACCAAGTGAAGTCAGCCGTCACCAAACAACCACGCCAACACTTCTCTCGAGAAGCTACCGCCTACTACAAGGGGTTCTTCAATGCTGGAAAAGAAGCAGTTGATAACGTCAAAGCTGTGATGAAAGGTGATCGGTTCATCGGCAACCCAGACCTGAGAGCCATGCCAATTGGTAAGTACGCAGCTCCCACACTCGAAGAAGCCTACAAAGGTATCAAGCTACCAGCTGCCGAGACTGCTGCCCGAGTCTCTGGTCAAGCATTGGAGGTTGGAACCAACGTCAACAAAGCACTGGAAGCAATGGATGTATTTTTCACCACACTCATCAAACGTGGTGAGGAGTCAGCACAAGCCTATCGCCAGAGCCGAGGCGTGGAGTTGACTAAAGAGTTCATCGAAGCTGAGTCAGATCGAATGGCACAAGAGGTGGCACTGCGTACTGCACTCGATCCTACCAACGAAACAGGCCAAGGACTCGTAGCTTCTGGCATTGACCAGGTTGTGAGCTGGCTTGGACAAACACGCAACTCCCCATACAAAGCAATCTCAACTACTGCCAAGGTTATCTTTCCATTTCTACGAACCACTGCCAATTATGTCACTCGTTTCCTCGAGTACACACCTGGACTTGGTATGCTCAACGCAGCTGGACGCAAGAACGTGGACGAACTCATCGCCCGCCAAGCCTTTGGTTCTACCGTGCTGGCTGGCACACTGATGTATGCGTTCCGTGCGGGGGCTGAGGACAACATGACTTGGGATGCTCCCACCTCTGAAAAAGAAAAGAACTTATTCTATGACTCAGGTCGCCGACCCTACTCAATCAAGCTCGGCGATCAGTGGGTTGGCTATCAACAACTCGGCATGCTGGGTGCGCCACTCGCACTCACCGCTGCACTCAAACACCACCTCGAACAAGACAAAGATGTGTCCGAACCAATGATCCAGTCGGTAGTCAGAGCCTACGGATCAATGCTCCCGTACTTTGGTGACATGAGTTTCGCTCGATCATTCGGTAACTTGGGGGACGCAATGAAAGGCGAGCAAGGTGCAGTACTCAAACTCATCAACGAGCCATTCAGACAGGCGGTTCCGCTCGCTGGTATGCAGGGCTGGGCGAAAGCAATCCTTGATCCAATCTATCGCAAGTCAGAGCCAAACGATCCCTACTCTGCCACTGGCCTGGTACTCACCGCCTTTGCACCAACACTCAAAAACCTACCGTTCCTGTCCCAACTCTACGAACCCTACACTGACACGCTGGGTCGGCCGTCTGATATTGACAAGCCACTCCTCAATGCGTTCTCACCAATCTCAGTCAGTAGCCACAATGAACTGTTCGACTTTGCCTACCAGCGTAAACGCTTGGAGTCGCAGGTCAACAAACTAAAGAAGGACTTTGAGGATGGCAAGATCAACGCGGGAGGTGTCGAGCGTGGGGTCAATACCGTGCTTGATAACTTTGTGCGGTTCGTTGGTGGTGATCCATCCGACATGGGTGATTTTACCCTACCTGAGCAGGTCGAGAGAGGCTTTCGTATCCCCAAGGAAGAGCCAGCACCAATCAATCTCACCCCTGAGCAAGAGAAACAGTTAGCTGCCAACCTGCCACAGATCAAACAAGAAATGCTTGACGCTATCACAACCACCCGAGCGTCCATTGCTAGTAGTGGGGGTCGGGGGGTGTCGGTTAGAGCGGGCAGTCGCAAGGTATCCGCACCCAAACTCTCAGGCTCCAAGTCCAGAGGTGTAGCCCTCAAAGCCAGCACCCCTACCCGTACCAAACGCACGGGCATTGCCTTCCGTCCGACTGGTATTTCCCAGACCACTGACATCGGTGCGTCTCTGCCCGAGTTGCCACAGTTCGGTTAGAGCGCCCATCTTTTCGGTTAGAACCTCAACTCACATCCTCCCTCGAGAGGATTTTTTGCGTTGGCACTCACTCGATCCGACTGCTATTTTTTCTCATTCTACCTCGAGTAGACACACCCAAACCCCACACAATCACAGCGCACACTATTGCACCCCCGTGCAACGTGTCCTATACTATCCACAGCGCACAACAGCGCAGAACATTAACAAGTAAAGAAAGGACGCAAGCCATGATAAGCGAATACTTATCAGACTATCGCACTGAGTTGCGAGAGGTCGAACTGGCCGAGAGGCTAGCCGAGCAAGATCTACAAATTGAACGCCAGAAATGGCAGAAGGGGACACAATGCAACTACAACGCATCAAAACAAATCGAGGTTGGACGGTATACCTCAGAGACAAGCTAACAATATACCGCGGGGACGGTGCCACATTCACCGAAGCCATGACTCAGGCATTGAGTCTAGTAATACATAACGAAAGGATCAAATGATCTATACATGGTTCGCAGACCCAGGCCATGCCTGGCTGCAAGTAAACAAACATAAGGCGTTCGACTTGGGATTGTGGAACAAAATCAGTTCTTACTCATACCAGGACGCACACAATATCTATCTCGAGGAGGATATTGACGCATCATTATTCATTCAGGCATACAAGGCCAAGCACGGCAGCGCACCACAGACCCAAGAGCAAGGCGGGGGCGCAGTTGATAATAGCTTTGTGCGCAGACTCGAGCGCTTCACACCAGAAGCAAAAAAATAAAATAACCGAGCCTTGAATACTTGCGCGGGGAGATCGAAGCCGAGCGCATAAGTTACGCCGAGATCGCAGAACTGCAAGACCTGGCGCAGTACATAGAGCCAGGCGACAACTTATTATTACAATGGGCGAATGTCCCAGAAGGATCAAAATGAAAGTACAGAACCTAATCTATAAAATGCTCACAGAGTCAACAGGCATACACATGATGGACTCAGGAGGTGGTGAAGGCCGACACTGGCAACGCAACCAAAAAAAGACACTCAAAGACTTTACCAATGAGCCAGAGGTGGACATTGACGCGGAGAACGTCACCACATCCGAAGAGGTAGACTTCACCGTGTCAGTGTTTCATTACCTGAATAGGTATGAACTTGACGAAGTGTGCGACTACTTCAACCGCTTGCAGTGTAAAAACTGGGAGAATATACACGACATTTACGGCGTGAGTGAGGCGCAACTTGATAAGCTAGCCAAGCGCACAACTGGTCATTACTCATGGTCAGAAGCGATAGACTCAGGCGACATCATCAATCATGGTGCGTACAACACCTACAACGGCGATTGTCCACTATCCCAAACGCTGCAAGGTGCAAAGATTGAAATACTTGGCGACTCATACGAGTTCATACAAGTACATCAGGGCGCAGACGTGCGAGGTGGCTACACTGATGCAAAGCTATTCAAGTATCCAAAGTACGCCGACTTTATGAGTTGGGACGTGTACGGCTCAATTGACGGCGTAGACGTTGACACCAGATACAACGGCTACAGTCTCACAGACGACAATGGTAACAGTGTGCCAGTCAAACCAGATAGTAAAATTGAATTGTACTTGGGGGAGATGTAACTATGAAAGGATCAACCACACAGGCACAACTCAAAACAATTCTAGCCGTGGCGCTCATGCTCATACTTGCAGCACTGATAACCGCCTCAGTCTAACAATCACACGGCAACATCTAAGCCCCCAAATCGGGGGCTTTTTTGCGTCTATGGGACTATGTAGTTATTGAGGTGTAAACGTGGCGAAATGGTGTCAATGATGGGCGATAATTGATAAGTGTGAGGCGGTCGGGGATTGTATCGCGGGGCGTGGGGGTTGTCTAGTGCAAGGTTCGGCAGTCAGGGGGATCGACTGCTAAATACATGGGTATTGGAGGGCGGGGGTCGGTAGTTGGCGTGAGTTAGCACTTACACGCACCCCCGCACCCCGTTTCTACCTCTGGTGCGTGGGGTTACGTCGCAAATGCAATATTGTGCGACATAAAACCCTCAGTACCTCAAGTTGGGGGTTGACTAAAACACCCCCCGCCCCCCAAATCAAAGCACCCCCCATACCCCTACATCACATTGAGAAGCACCCCCACCCCGTGCGGGGGTTGGGTAGGTGGGGGGCTGGACACGTGACCCTCAGTCAAAACTTTTTTGCTAATTCGTTTCACGCCTCAAATTACCGCGCAATTTTTTGTACTCGGCTATTTTTTTGTGTTCAATTTTTTTTAGAAAAAATTATATGAAAACCCGAAACACCCCCCCCAACCCCCAACCCTCGACATCAAGAACCGAGGAACATATATGTCCATCGGTCTACCTCTGATCCGATCCTCATAAATGTCCCTCGGTCTACCTCTAGTAAACCCGAAACACGCTGTATTACACGGGTGTACATGTAGGGGTATACCCCCCCCCCACAGATGAGGCATATAAATAACAAGTATAAATAACAAGTTACATACACACATAGGCAGTATCCTATAGTATTTTTTTTTAGACACACCCTTTGCGACCACCCCACCTCGTTGCTTTGCAGTATCGCTAATCAGCGTGAGTGATCCCCCGCATAGCCGACTTGCCCCTTTCGACTAAAACTGGTGTAGGCAGGGCAAGGCGCGAGTGGTAGCATTGGTGGTATGGAAAACTTTTTTACCAATTTTCTGATCTTGACTGGTGCAGCCCTCGTCTGGGCGCTCATGTTCTGGCAGTTAGCGACTGCGACGGCGAGACTTGCGCTTTGAAAAAAAGTCATTCATAATGCCGTTATGCCTCAAAATACAGGATACAAACCAAACCAGATTTCCCAGATACAGAAAGCACTTGACGCGCTCAGTGAAGCGGTTGAGGCGATTGGTGATGGTGAGATCAAAGATCAATTGATGACTGGTGTTTCGGCGCTTGGTGAAACTGTTGCCAGCATGGAAAGTGCAGAGGTGGCACCAGAAGATGAGATGCTTGACTTGGCCGAAGATGAAAGTGGCATGGAGTTTGGTGAGTTGCAGGACATGGCACCAGATATGGCTGGCATGGAACCTGCGAAAAAACCCGCAAAGAAACAGAGATTAGGAGCTATGATCGAGGAGGACGAAGATGAATAACGGTCTTGGGTACATTGTGCCACAACGCTTGACATTGAACTTCACAGACACGCTTGCAAAAGCCGTGGTTACGTTGACTTCTGATGCGACTAATCCTGATGCTGGTGGCACGTTTGTGCTTGGCTCGAAAGAGTACGAGTTGGTTTCCTCACTCACTGCTGGTGTAGAAGCCGAAGCGGATCTCACCACAGACGAGACGGAAGTTGCCGATGGTACGCAAGTTGTGGTTGGCTCTCGCACCTACACCATCGTTGAAACACTCCCCACCTACGACCCCTACGATACTGCGATTTATGTGTTGATTGGCGCTGATGCTGATGAGACGCTTGATAACTTGGCTGATGCCATCAATGGTGACTCTTCGGCTTGGGGTGTGACACATTCCAAAAACAACTCCCCACATCCCGATGTGGAGGCAAGCGCTGTAACTTCTCACGTTTCAACCATCACGGCTCTGGTAGCTGGTGAGGCTGGAAATGACATTGCTCTGACTTCTGATGATGCGCATTTAGTTGCTGAGTCGGCCACGCTTGAAGGCGGAGTTGATACAGTTCCCAATGAGATTGTGATTGGCGGATCTGCTGCGGTGACGCTGGATAACATCAAAGCTGCGGTGAACGCCGAAGCGGGGATTGGCACGACCTACTCACTTGGCACGACAGCCAATGAGGAGTTTGAAGCCACGACCAATGGTGCTACGACTCAGGTGTTCCAAGCTCGCACAGGGGGTGTGGCTGGAAACAGCTTGACCGCCACCGAAGATGCAACGCACCTTTCGTTTGGTTCTGTAGCTGGGGGTGGAGGCACCGTTGCCAGCGCTCCAATTGGTAATGGCGGAGGCTACGTTAGCAAACTCATTTTCACTGTTCCACAGCTCGCTGGTACCCCAACCTTGACTCCTACCTTGGTCGATAGTGATGGTAATACCATCGCCACTATTGACGCAGTTGCAGAGAATGATGTCTCGATTGTCGACATCGGCATGGTACTTCGGGACGCTGATACAGTTGTCCTGACGGCCAGTAGCACGGTGGAAGATAATCTCGATGTTATTGTCGAAGCAAGGTAAACACTATGGGAACACTCCCAATCAACGCAACACCATTTCCTCAAAGCGAAACGCTCGGACTTTCAACTGGTTTTCCTATTCGTTCATACATTTCTCCAACTGGCATCTCCAAGCTCGAGACGTTGGTTGAAAACTTTTCAAGTGGGAAGATACGAGCGCAGAAGTGGGATAATTGGGGTGACGCTCAGATCACAGTGGTTGAGGAGAAAGTAGTATTGACCTCAGTGTTGGGTGGAGGGTACTACGGACTGCAAAGCCAAAATAGGTATCGCCTTACTGAAAGTCGAGTTTCAACTGAACTTGTTGATGCGGGTGACACCGACATCCCCTCTTGGGAGGTGTATCCAATTCAGGTGTTTGCAGATACAGATAACACTCTCCAAATTGCAATAGCTAGTGGAAATATTTTGTGTCGAAAGAAGGTTGCAACTGTGGTTTCGACAGTTGACACCACAGCCTACGACCCCGATGTTCATAAGTGGTTTAGATTGAGTGAAACTGGTGGGGAAGTTTTTTATGAGTATTCAACAGACGGAGAAAACTGGCTGGAGCTACATAGTGAAAGCACCCCTATTGATGTGTCCTCCGTTGTGTTTGAGGTTTTAATTGGAACCTGGCAAGCCGAGGGATCTACTACCTCAGCAATAATAGATAACATCAACTTCTCTTCTTAATGTAAACTTTTTATTTCAATTGTCTGGTGATTGTAAACTCCGCTCGGAGTATTCGTATGTGGTGAGGTCGATCATCCAGAGGTAGAGTCTGTGTGGTAGAAACCACGGGCGGGGTTTGGCGACTCGCACTCCCACTTCGGGAGCGTAGACTTTGGCAGGTTGAGCGATGAAGGTACTGACCGTGACTCCCAGATCCCACTGTTCTTCTTTGGTCAACAAGCGATAGCGCTTCTTGATGATGTGTTCACCCATTGTGTGATTGCCACCAGACTCAGTGGTTTGCACATGCCAAGCGTCACCAGTTTTTTGAAGGATGCGCAGGTACGTTCCCTTTCGGCGCTCGATCCAGACTTGACCCTTCTTGATTTTTTTTATCATTGCATGACGGTCTGTTCATTTTTCAGCCCCTCATAGTATTTTTCTTTTTCTTCTTTGATCCAGCGAGTGAAGTCGGCCTTGGTTTTTGTGGAGTTCCCAACGTGGCCAAGCTCAATTCGATTGTGCGCCCACACTTCTATGCCCTGTTTTCGGGCTTCCAAACAGAACGCGATGTCCTCGCCCACCTCATCGTAGGGGAACGGCTTTTTGGTTAGGTTGAACTGCTCTGGCTTAGCATGAAAGAAGAATGGAGGCTCCATTTTTTTGAATACTTCCATGTCAATGAGCAAGAACCCTGTGCCGATGCCTTCCACTTGGAACATGTTCACGTCATCGGGGACGTGGCTGGGGTTGGTAATTTCGTTTGGAAGGGTGGGGTGTTTGATTTTCAGCACGGGGAACGGGGTCATGCGTCCGTAGTAGATGCCACCGATGATGTCTTTCTTGGCTTCAAGCAGTGTTTCGATCCCGTCAGCGGGGAAGTTGATGTCTGAGTCGATGAACATGAGGTGTGTGGCACCCACGTCCACCGCTTCATACACCGCACGGTTTCTCGCCATGTGGATGTAGGTCTGTCGCTGGATGTCAAAGGTAAATGGTATCCTGGTTTTCTGACTCCACATAATGAAGCTAGCAAAAGTCTCTGCTTTTATTTCACCTAGACATGGGATACTGATATGAAGTTTAATGGCTTTATTGTTTTTAGTCAGCATATAACAGAAACTTTACACTAATGGCGCAGATAAAACCACAACCAGTTGAGCTTGAAAGCCTTGATGATTTCCTCGAGATACCAGAGGAAGTTGCCGAGCCGAAGTGGGTTGCTCCGAGCAAAAAAAAGAAGGGCATGGCAGTGCCAGTTGAGTTGCGCAACTCTCCCCGCACCAACCTCAAAGCAGCTAAGCCAAAGAAGGCAGACACCACCAACCCGATGTCCTCACCCGAGATGCACTCGACTGGAGTCCTCAACACCGACATCCCCGATCTGACTAGCTTCGTTGATGAAGCCTTTGGCCACACACACAAAAATCCAAACAACTGGCATCACCAACTCTTCTACGAGATTTTGGAAAACAAAATCATTCAAGGATCTGATGGCCTACTTTATCGTGCTGACCGCCACGGCCTTGGTCGGGAGAATAAAAACATCTTGGCACTCGCTCCTCGTTTCCACGCCAAGTCTCAGTGTTTCACCGTTCACTATCCAATCTGGGAAATGTACCGCAACCCCAATAAACGTATTATGATTGTGTCGGCTAACCAAGAGATTGCCACTTCGTTCGTGCGTCAGATCGTCAATCACCTCGAGAACAACCATGTAATGATCGACAAATATGGATCGCTCCAACCCCAGCCTGGGGATCAAAAGAAGTGGGGAGAGAAGGCGTTCATCGTTGAGCGTACCTCGTTTGATAAAGACCCATCGGTGGCTGGTATTGGTATCGGTGGAAAAATTATTTCTAAACGTGCTGACATCATTATCCTTGACGACATCATCGACATGGACACCGCTCGCACTCCTGCCATGCGTCAGAAAACCCTGGACTGGTTTGAGAACGTGCTACTGCCAGTGCTGGAAGATAACGGGCGCATCGTGGTGGCAGGAACCACTTGGTACAAAGACGACCTCTACGACTACTTATTCAAGCACCCATCGTTTGATGTCAAACTCAAACTCAAAGCGCTAATCTACCACCCCAACTACATTCGAGAAGATGCAAATGTTGTGAGACACCTTCCCTACAATCTGATTGATTTTCCACTTGCTCTTGATGCTGGCACTATTTTTTCTCCCGAGATAATGTTCCATTACAAGCTCAACACCGTACTAGAGGGCGGTGTGTTGTGGCAGGAGAAGTGGGACTTTGACAAATTGATGGAGAAGAAAGCTGGTATGAGTCCTGGTGCTTTTATGCGCCAGTATCTCAATGAGCCGACCAGTGCTGATGAGCGGTTGTTTTCTGAAAGAAGCATCAATGACACACTCCAACTCGGAAATAAAAAATCACTCGTCTCTACTTGGGACAACTCTAGTGACGGAGTGTCGCATCATTTTGGCTACGGCAACTTGGTTATTGCGGTGGGTGTTGACTTGGCTATCTCGAAGAAAAAGACTGCCGACAAATCTGCCATTGCGGTGTGGGGTCTTGATGATCGGCGCAGACGCATCCTCCTGTGGCTAGAGTCTGGCCGTTGGTCGCCTGATGAAACAAAACAGCGGGTGCTGGACATCAATGAGCGGTTCAATCCAGTCAAGATTGTGGTGGAAAATGTAGCCTACCAAGACATGATCCGTCAAGACTTGGCCAACGATGATGTGCCAGTCGAGGGGTTCCGCACCACTGCAAACAAAAAGTATCACGAAGAAACTGGTATTGCTCAAATCTCAATGCTCATGGAGCAGGGTAAGGTGTTGATCCCGAACTCAAAAACTGATGCCGAGACAATCAGAATGGTCAAGGAGTTTGCCTACGACTTGGCAGTCTATACTTACGACTCTCACGCTCCTGACATGCTGATGGCTAGCTGGTTTGCGTTCGATGCACTGTCTGACTTTGACAAGAAAATGAAAACCAACCGTGGGTTTTTCTCAACCAATGCCTTGGTCGAACACTTGAAGAGTCGCCGTGCAGCCAACAAGGTGTTGCTCATTGAGTCAAGCCCACCAAAATATCGCTACGCCAAGAACTCATTGGTATCAATTTTCCGTGACATGGAGAACCCCAAGTTCAGTGAGTCGGTATTCTTTGAACCCACTGAGCAATTTTTTATTTTCTGCACTCGCAGTGAGCGCAGTCTTGCCTACATCATTCAAAAAACTACCAACGAGATTGTTGGCAAAATTGAGGGTGGCAACATTTCCACAATGATGTTTGCTCAACTACTTGAGAAAGCTGGGGCATTTTTCAACAAAGCTCAGGTGATTGTGGATAACAACGATGAGGGCGCAGCTGTTCTACTTGAAATGCAAAAGCGTGGATATGACAACCTAATGTGTCTACAACCAGATAGAGATGGTGGGCTAGAGTTCAAAGAAGGCTTCAAGATTTCTGCGCAAACACTCCCGTTGGCGGTTGACCATTTCAAAAGTTTGACGGATGGTTTACATGTGAGAGTTCCTGACGAGTCTCTGCTCAAAGAAATGAGCGACCTGATCGGGGTGGAGGGTGATAGTATTGTCATAGGATATGGTGAAGGACAGCGCATAAAAACAGTTGCCACCGCCCTATGGCTAATAGACCACTATGAAAATGACGCAAAAGCTGTCTATAATGAGGGAAAGAAAATCACTGCTGAACAAAAAGCTAAGAAGGCATTTAGCGGTTTGCGGTATAACTTTTTGAGTAAATAAACACTATGAGCAAAGACATCCTTTCACTATACAAAGAGCGCATGAAACAGTCGATGACACTGGCCGAACCCCACTGGCAGCGCTCGATTGATAACTACAAGCACTACTTTGGTCGGCTTGACGCTGGCACGAACGATGACTCTAATTACCCCTTCTACTCAAAGATGAGTTTGTCACTATCCTATGAGGTAGTTGAGACTGTGTTACCCCGACTTATTGGTAAAGATCCTGAGTTTAATTTTGTTGCTCAGGAAGCTGCCGATGTTAAGTATGAGGACTTGGCAAAGATCACAGTTGGTTCTCAATACGACAACCCCAAACTCGAACTACTCGGTGAGCCAATCTATCTAAAACTCATGCGAATGGTGAAGGAATGTTTGATTACAGGTAACGCTGTTGGTCGTCCGATGTGGCGTAGACAAACCAGGCAGATTGCAAAATACATGGCCACGCTTGAACGCGCTGGTTTCAAAAACGAAAAAGATATTCAAAAAGTTATTCAGGCTGCACAGAAGCTCGGCGCAGAAGATGAGATCAAATACGGCAAGGAGTTTGCAGAAACCCCGTGGCTGGATGATTTCGATCTCACTCACCTTCCATTTTTCTTTTATTTTGGTGACTGGATTATGGTTGAGCCTGGACGGTTCCGCTATCAGATTGAGCGTGAACTGATGACGATTGATGACCTCGAGGACGAAGCAAAACGCTTTGGTTATGACAACGTGGTAATGGATGAGATCCGTGGCAAGCATGCGACCAAAGACACCTACTTCAACCCAGCTGACGACTCCCCAATCTCCAAGAACTTCATGTGGGAATACTACAATTTGTTTGCTATCGAAGATCAAAGTGCGTTTGCCACTGATGACGAAAAAGTTCCACTGCTTCGCGTGGACAAAATGTGGGACGCTGATGGAAAAGTCCATGTGTTTGTTAACGAACAATGGGGACTAACTGGTACTGGATCATCTGGTAAAGAAGGTTTGATTGCTAATGCAAAAGCCCAGGGCGGTATGCAGAAGGGCGAGCATAAAGAAGAAGGTATTGAAAATCCATACGACATCAAAAAACCACCATTCATCCACGTCCATGACGTTGTGATCCCTCACTCTTATTTCTCTCGCGGAGAGATTGACTCAATCAAAAAACTCGAAGATGGTGCGAATGACTTGATGAACATGCGCTTTGATAACTTGCTCCAGTCGATGCTCCAATACTGGCTCTGGAACCCAAAGATGATGAGCAATGCCAATGATGAGTTCGTGCCAATTCCAAACACTACTACCGCAGTGAAAGATGTTGAGAAGGCTGTGCGAGTTATTTCTGGAAATGACGTGACGGCTAGTGCCTACAAAGAAGCAGATAACCTGGTGGCTTCGATCAAATCCATTGCTGGTTTGAACGACTACGCGCAGGGGGTTGAAGGTGGCACTGTCGCTGGTAGAACCTACGGCGGTATGCGCTTGGTTCAAGAAGTGGCCAATGCTCGATTTATTGTGAAGTCTCGATTGTTTGAAAAAGTTACGCTCAAAGCACTTGGATATTTCATGCTTGAGTTCTCACGACAGTTCATCTCTAAAGACCGTGTGCGCCGTGTTTCGGGCGAGATGGGTACTACAGTGGAGCATAAGATCAGTGCGGGCGATCTCAAGTCAATTGCGGGCTTTATGGATCTCAAAGTTGTACCTAACTCTTCAATGGTTATTGACCAACAGGCTGAGGCAATGCGACTCAATGGTGTGGCTGATCGGTTTGCTACCGAGAAGGGCGCGTTCAAAGACATTCCTGATGAAGTCTATGACAAGTTCCTACTCAAGTTCTTGCAAGCCAATGGTATCACTGACGCAATTTATTGGGTACGCGCACGACAAGAAGCTCGTAAAGCTGCAAAAGCTAAGGGTGAAACAGTCGATCAAGGCACGGGCGGAACTGGCAAAGAACTCCTACAACAAGCAATGGGTGGTGCTATGCCACAACAACCTCCCCAAGTTGGAGGGATGCCAATGCAACCTCCCCAAGTTCCCGCACAGATGGGGGGATTGACACCAACCATGCCGATGGGTAATACTCTTCCCATAGGTAATAGTGAAGTGCTACAATCTGACCAGATAGCTGTGCAGCCCAATCCGCTGGAGCAATTACTAAATGCACAAGCCGTCTCATAAAGGCTGTTATGACGAAACTTTACCTCAAGCGTGACTATGGTTTGGGCGAGACGTATATCATTCGAGAAGTCGAAGATCACCACCTCTCTTCCTACCAGTATGAGCAGCGAAATATCGACTGTAAAAAGTGCAAAAAAAAGATAACCATACTATGTTCAAACGGCCAATTCAGCAAGTTCTCAGAAATGTTTTGCCCTGGATGCGTAGATCGCAGGACGGAGGCGTACATAGCAGCAGCTCCAAAATCAGTGGGCTTCGCAACGAAGAACATCCCAAGCTGGCGATTGGACATGGAAGGAGCGACACCCGAGGATATATTGACGCGTTCCGAAGGCGACTTCAAAGTTCCCTACAAGAGTCATCAAGAATGGCAAGAGTATTATCAAAGTCCACACGAATTGAAGAGACAGAGGGAGTTCGAGAAAAATCAGAGGCAAGAGTCCGATCAGCTGTTGAGATCACTCGGCTAATTGCGCAACCTGGTTTTAAGCATTACCAATCATTGTTTGATAGACTTGAAGCTGACGCATACTTTTCACTACGCGCACCCGCTGGCATGAAAAAAGACGATATGTCTTTGGAGTATTACATAGGGTATTATGCTGGTGTGTTGAACGTAATTGACGACTTCAAAAGCGTAGCTGACATGGCGAAGGCTGAGGTTGAGAAAGCACGAAAGAGAACAGAAGATGGCAAATAATACGAAGGTTTCTAGGGAAGCATGGTGGGAGTCGGTCAAGCGTTCAAAGGACTCAAAATATGTTGAGATCACTGAACCCGAAGCCATACCTGCGTTTTCTGCTGATGAGTGGGACTCACTTCGTTTTCGCATTAGCAACCACTCTCTTCGACTTGCTGAGTGCATCAATCCACCTCATCGTGATCCTGTTGTTTTTCGCTTGTTCCCTCCTCATCTCTGGAACATTGAAGGTGGAAAAATTATGCAAAAAGTTGATGGGAAATGGGTGAGGTTCGTCCCCAGGCTGGAAGAGAACCTTGATCGTTTTTCAAAGAGCTGATAGCATGTGTAATAAGCAACTATAAAAAGGTAACTAAACTATGGCAACTGACAAACCCTCTTTCCTAAATGGTGTTGATCCTACTCCTGACGAGCAAGAGATCATGGATGTACTGGCGGATAATCCCGATCCAGGTGATAATGGAGAAATCAATGATGCGACCCCTAACGATACTCAACCAGCGACAACCGAAACTCCAAGTGACACCAGTGGGGACGGCGAGCAGAGTTCCAGTGACTCAGGTGAAGGCGATGCAGGAGGTGGCGATACACCACCAGCGGGTGGTGGAGAGAAACCAACGGAACCTACTGGCGATCCAAAAGAAGGAGAACAGCCAGCCGAAGGTGAAGCAGCCAAAAGTGAAAAACAACCAGAAAAACCCAGCGACAAAGAAGTAGAGCGCATGCTGAACTTGAAGTTCGGCACGTTCAAATCCCCAGAGGAAGCTGAGAAAGCCTACAAAGAATTGCAGCGCACACTCACTCGTTTGCGTCAGACTGCAACTGCTCCTGCCACTACTCCTACTGAGAAAAAAGAACAACAAAAAGCAGCCGAGCAGTACATTGCTCTTGCTAAAAAAACCCCATTGGTTGATGTAAAGATCCCGAACTCAAAAGATTATGTGCTTGATGATGGCACGTATGACATGGACAACTTTGCCCGTGACTTGGTTCACAATACTACGATGGCTTTTCAACAAGCATTGGTTGGTGGACAGCTTGGCAGTCTCCAATTCGGTTTGCTACAAGAGGCGATGAACGATGAAATTGTTGCAGCAAAGCAACAGGATCAAGCTCACCAGCGCACAACCAGTATTGAAAACAAACTCTACGAACAGTTCCCAATTCTCAAAACCAATGAGCGCGTGGCCACACGGCTTGAGCGTGAGATTTTTGGAGAGGTTGCTCGAAGAAAAGCAGCTGCACAAAAAGCTGGTAAAGAGTTTGAACCGATGGTTGAACAGGATTTTCTCGACCTAGCAACCGACTTACTCAAAGACATCAAGGTTGAAGCAGCTGACGTTCCACAAGAACAGGCTGACCGAGTACCACGTGGTGTAGTAGCTCAACCAACTGGCAAAGCGCCTCTCGCTGAGATTGACCAAGACATCGAAGATATGATGAACGTCAAGAAAAAATCTGGTAGTATTTTTTAATACACCGCGGGATGGCAGAGAGGTCATGCGCTAAGCTCATAACTTAGACCACGTTGGTTCGACTCCAACTCCCGCAACAGTAGGTTTAGCCCAGAGGTGGCGGAAATAGTAGACGCACTGGCTTGAGATGGTAACATCGGCAAGACCTCCGAAACCGCAGTCGAGCAGACGGTGTGCAGGTGCAAATCCTGTCCAATGGACTAAACCTATTAGCAACCCCCTCTTGACACTGCCAACCCCCTGTTCTATTCTGATAGTCAAGTGAAACTGCTACGGCAGGATAATCTTTGACTCAGACCCGTCTGGATAATCTCGAGTACAAGACCCCCCACTTTTTTCAGTTCACCCCAATATAAAAAATATCTTTTTGCATTTTGCAACAGAAAGGCTATATGGCTTTAATTGCTGGTGCGAGAGGAAGTAACAACATCGAACAGTCTCGAAGGAAATATGATGTTTCCGACAAGCTGTGGTTAGTTGATCCTGACCACGCGGTGATGTCTTTCTTCGCACGTAAACTAAACAAAGCTCGGGTTATTGACCCTGAGTTCCGCTGGTTCGATAAAGAGCAACCATCTCGTTATGATGCTACAAACTCGACCATCACGGCTGACATCACTGCATTGGTAGTGGTAGATGGTACTAAGTTCCGAGACAACGACATCGTGATGAACGTGTCCACTGGTGAGCATATGCTCGTCACTGACATTTCTACCAACACGCTGACCGTCAAACGTGGACACGGTAGTACCGCTGCTACGACCTCTACCTCTGATGACACCTTGGTGATCTTGGGTAGCTCGTATCAAGAGCATGCTGCTTCTGGTATTGCCAGAACCACCAAAGCTGTGAAGCGACACAACTACACGCAAATCTTCCGTGAACCAATCGAGGTCACTGGAACTGAGGATGCGACTGAGTTGTATGCTGGTGGAAATGACTTGGCTCAACTGCGCCGAGAACATTTGCAAATCCACATGACTGACATTGAGCGGTCTGCCTTCTTCGGTGAAGCCAAAGAAGATGTGACTGGTACTCAACCACAGCGCACAAGTGCTGGTGTCAAGTCGTTCTTGACCTCTAACCTCAAAAACGCCTCTGGTGTTTTGACTGAGGCTGAGTTCGAGGACTGGGTACGCATGTTGTTCGACAAAGGTGGCGATAAGAAAATGGGCTTCCTGTCCCCTCTCATCGGTTCCGCTGTCAACTCATGGGCTGCTGGTAAACTCCAGATGTTCCCGAAGGATAAAACCTACGGTATCGGCATCTCTAGTTACCTAAGCATCCACGGTCAACTCGACTTCGTTATCGAGAAGCTGTTCTCTGAGAACGCTACTTGGAACGGAATGGGCTTTGGTCTGGACATGAGCTTGGTTGGACAACGCTACTTGGGTGGTAACGGCAAAAACCGTGACACCAAGCTGTTGAAAGATCGACAGTCCACTGACGTAGACGGTGTGAAAGAAGAATATCTCTCTGAGATCGGCTTCTGGTTAGCACTCGAAAATCGTCATGGTTTGCTCTACGGAGTCACCAGTTACTCATAAACTTGAAATCAGTTTAGTAACAAAGCGAGAGCCTCCCTTCGGGGAGGCTTTTGTGTTATCTTAGTTTTGGAGGTTTTCGTCATGGCTTACCTCCTTTCGCAGATGCCTCCTATACACGGGAGGCATTTGTTTTGGTATAGTGTTTTCAGTAGCAAAATTATAATAAGGAGAAAAGCTATGATATTCACATCACCCTACCGCAAGTTGAGCGTGGTATTACGCCCTGCGAGATACGTTTTTGACCAAGAAGGCCAGCGCCGATTTAAGGCTGGTATTAGAGCTGAGTTCATGGACGGTGCGTTCCGCACTGACGATGAAGAAACCATTGAGTTGATGATGGCTCACCCTGGACTTGGGTCTGAGTTCCATGCTCAAAACAAACCAGTTCCAAAAGAAGTTGAGAAAAAAAACATCGAAGAGAAAAAGAAAAAAGAGGATGAGCTAGCCGAGCTGACTCATGCCGACAAAACTAACAAGAAGCCAAACTCAAAAGCAAGCTCTGAGTCTACCTCAGAAGAAATTGATCGAGAGTTGGGACTCAATAAAAAAGGTAAATAAACTCTATGCTCATAACCACCGCTGAGCCTATTCTAAAAAAAGCATCCGCACGACTGAATGAAAAAACAGTGGTGACTGACTCTAATCGTCTGAGTTTTTTCAATCAAGCTGCGGATCATGTTGTTGGGTACTCGAAGTGGGATTGGGCTAAAAAAGAAGCAACCATCACGCTGACACTCAACCAGACCACGGTTGATCTTGAAGCTGAAATATCGGACTACAACTCGATGTGGGGTCTATCTGATGAAGAGTCAGACTATGACGACTCAATCAAAATCTCTTTGTCCAGAGACAATAAAACGCTGAGTATTTTGCAGGATGTGGCAGCTGGAACCGAACTAAAAGTCTGGTACTACCAGTCACACGTTGATGTCACCTCGGCCACTGCAACTCTAAACATCCCCTTCCCAAAGGAAATGACAACTGCATTGGTGCTATACATCAAGCATTTAGTTCACGATGGCAAACGTCAGCGTAACGATGCCCGCAATGCCATTCTTGACTATCAGGAAGTAATGGAGGAACTGGTTGTGCAGGGGGCTTCAAAGAAGTCCTCGAGTAAACCGAAGCAGATCCAGCATCCGCTATCAGGGTACAGGCGCACGTATGCTAGACACTAATTATGCCGAACGCAAAATTATATGCACAACGAATTGGTAATGCACCACGCAACCGCTTCTGGCGACAGGAGGGCTGGTCGAAGGGTGCTAATTCTTTTGCCGAAGATAATGAGGTTCGGGACGTAGAGTTTTACAAGGCCAGAAACGTAGAGATTACTGGTCGTTCTTCAATTCGTATGGGGCGCAGAGGCCACCGAGTCATGGCTGACATTGTAGGTGGCACTGACTTCAATGGTTGGGGTATCTACAAAAATCCAAAGACCGATGCCAACCTGATGATTGTGCAGCACACAGGGCGACTGTACCGCATCAATACGGCTGATGTAGTCACTGAGATAGACAATGCTGAGACGTGGGATGCCGAGGCGAAAATGAGGGGTATCCTGCTGCGAGAGTGGTTCTACTTTGGCAACGGCATTGATGCAATGGCAAAGACAGATGGTTCGTCCATTGAGCGTTGGACTGAGATTACGGCAGTCGCAGGGCTTGGAGCAGTTGTTACCAGCACCGCTGATGACGATACCCTCTACGAGTATGCGGTCACAGCCACAACCCCCAACGGCGAGACTGAGTATGAAATTGTCACAGACGATTTTGCTCCCAAAAAACTCGGGGAAGATGATTACCTCACCCTCACTTGGACACGAAAAACCGACACTGACGTAACTGGTTACAATATCTACAAAGCAGTCAACGGTCGCACCCTCCAACTGCTCACCTTCGTTGACCAACCCACCTCTGGAACTAACGTCACCTATGCCGACAAAGGCATTGAACAACAATCGCTCATTCACGAAGCCCCAACTTTCAACACCACTGGTGGTGTGAAGGGGAACATCTTCGACAAATACGCCAACACTTTATTCGTCTCTGGAAACCCAGATGAGCCAGACACCGTGTTCTACGGTGGCACAGGTTCTCAATGGGAGTCTTTCTCACCCGATGCCAATGGTGGAGCAATCCGTGTGGGACGTGGTGACGGGGAGCGGGTGACAGCGCTCATTGGTTTTGATGACTTCTTACTTATTTTCAAAGAGACTTCTATCTGGAAGTTTGTGTTCGGTGGTGACGGCTCTCCGACTTTGGTGTCGGTGATCCCTCAGTACGGAACAAAGTCACCAGACACTTGCTGGCGCATGGAAAAAGATGTGGTCTACTTTGGCCACGATGGGCGCTACCGCATCTTGGGTTATGAACCCAACCAACTCAACGTCATCCGAACCG